AATATAGATATAGAAAAAAATCTAGCCAAATTTAATACAGATTTCAGTGAGTTTTCTAATTTTGTTAATTTTTCGTCTGCGGAATTGAGATTAAATATATTCAAAAATAAAATCATTTTATTGTCACAATTAAGCGGGTCATTAAGTGCTTCTAATTCAAACATAACTGCGAGCGTTTCATCATCGGCAATTCAAGTAACATATGTTTCGGAAAGGGACTCGCTCCAAACAAAAATAGATTCTATAATAGATGAATTAGATGATTATGAGCGCTATTTGTATAAATCGGGTAAATATTTGTATTCGCTATCTAAAGGAAAATTCGTCAACGAGTTATATGTTGACGAAAAGGACGATGAAGCAAAATTATATGATAAAAACAATAGAAATAGTTTAATAAATACCACTCCCGAATATATTTTGGTTGATCAAGATAATGATGAATATTTGATATTTTTATCAATGATCGGGCATTATTTTGATAATATTTCTAATGCCATATCTGGTCTCCCCGCTGTGAGATCGGCACAAAACGATATTACCAAAACCATTCCAAAAACGGTAATAGAAGAAATGCTTAAATCGTTTGGATGGAACCCCGAGTCCGATTCGGATTTAACCGACATTACGAATATGTTTTTAAATAACGAAACATATTCCAACTATTCCCAAGAAATGTCTGCTGAGCAAAGGCAAACAACAATATGGAATAGACTATTAATTACTCTGCCTCAGCTTTATAAAACAAAAGGAACGGTAGAATGTTTAAAGCATATTTTAGCATGTTATGGCATACCATCTAGTTTATTAAACATACGCGAATATGGTGGGTCTCGAAACAATGTCCAAAATAAAGTAAATTATCATCAAGATGAACGAGTATATTTATTGAATTTTACAAAAAACAATGAGTATATTCAAGTTCCTTATAGTGCATCTATAGCCACGATAGAATTCAAGATTTCTCCGAAGAAAGAAGCGGATTATGTAAAAAATCAAAGGGTTACTCTTGTAAAGAAAAATAATACGGCAGGCAATAAAGATTGGGAATTAGGATTGATTAAGCTTAAAGAGAGTGGCATGGGTAAATTGTATTTTAATATAACTAATAATGCCACACAATCTATAAATTATGAATTGACGAGTTCAAACTTGCCACTGTTTAACGGAGATATTTTTAGCTTAATGATAAGAAAGAACAAGCCGGTTGATTTCTTTGAGAGTAATCTTACAGCAAGTTTAGTACCATCAAAATATGATTTATATGTTCAGAAAAACGATGACGGGCGAATCGTTTTTCAGTCCACGTCTAGTGTAAGTCTTCCAACCGAATATAATCAATCTTTTATAAATTCTGGATCGATGTATTTTGGAAATAAAGATGCCAATACTTTTTATGGAATTTTGGACAAAATATTGGTGTGGAATGATCCTGTATCCGACACGAATTATAGTGATCATGTAAACAATATAAATTCTTACAGTTTTTCTGGGTCGGCTCCATATCAATCTTTATATTTTAGATTCCATTATGATATACCGGTTGACCTCAATAATTCTTCGTCCAATTTAGTTCTGATTACCAATGCAAATGAGTATTATTCATCGTCTATATCTGGAAGCGCTTTTAATTTTCCTATTGTTGGATATACAGCATCGCTTAATGCTTTAGGGTGCCCCGTTCTTTCATCATCGTATTATCCGTATCAGTTCGAGCAGAAAGATATTATTCAATATTTCGTTAGTTCCAACTATGGACCCAATACATTTAAAAACGATAAAATTAATCGGGTTACTCAAATTGTAGATACATGTCTGGACCCGGCTGGGAGATCAAGCGAAACAAAAAATAAATTGGTTTTGCCGGATTCTAATCAAGTGGGTCTTTTTATAAATCCTCAAGATTATCGAAATAAAGACATTTTTAGATTTTTTGGAAGTTTTAATATATTTGATGTTATTGGAGACCCCGGTGACATCTATAAAAACACGTATTCGGAGCTGAGAACGTTGAGATATTCATATGCCGCGTCAGGAAACAAACGCACGTTATTTAACGAATTTATTACTCTATATAAATTTTATTTTAATAAATCTATATTTGAAACAATAAAACAAGTTATTCCTGCTAGATCGAATATATTGACAGGATTGCTGATAGAATCGTCTGTTTTGGAACGTTCTAAATATGAAAGTAAGACTATAGATTCTGAAGTTGCATCTGGGATTTATGAGGGGAGTGTTGATAATATAGTTAAAATATCCGCTCCACTATATGATGAATTCAAATATGTTGTTCCTGAAAAGGTATTAAATCATTCATCATCTTTTTGGGGAAGACATTTTCAACCATTTGGAACTCCTGCATGGAACCAAAATTTGGGAAACGGATATACCGGGCAGGATTGGTATCTATATCGAGATTCTAATGTAATATTTGTAGAAACCCAGGGTGTTTGGTGGAATAATGATGATTATCGCAAAAGTCTATATGATCCTATAATAAATACTCTTTCAGACAATTTTCTTAAATTCTTGACGGCGAGTATAAACATAGATGCTACATCGTCTTATAAAATATCCATTGAAAAAGAAAAATATAATTATAGTTTTTCAGTTCTTAATCCTAATAATGACGATGAAAATAGAGATATGCAATTTGAAGCATATGGAGACGAAATGGCTGAAGTGCCTGGTTTGTATAAAGATTATGATTCGCCGGTGTCGTCGAGTAATAAATATTTATTCAAAAAGTGGACCAAGAAAACAATACGAGATGTAAATATAAATGGAACCGAATCTACGTCTTCAATTTATACATATACAATTGTTCCAACTACAAAATTGTTTTATGAATCAATGGTATATACTAGCTCGTATATTGATAATAGTACGGCAACTAAACCCATAGTAAATACGGGTACTGGTGGCCGCGTTGATGTTGATGAAACAATAGTAACCAATTGGCCTACTATAGTAATACATGGAAATAATTATCAATTTTTTCATAATAGATTTACTCAGAAAAGAACTCCAAATCAAACCGTTTCGAATATTATAGCCAAACATTCAGCATTTAAAGAGGGGGACAATCCAATTTATAGGGATATTGGAAAATGGGATATTTCAGAAAGCGGAGAGGATGCGCATTATGAGATATTTACTGGTTATCCTAGATATCATTATACACATACTCGACAAACATTTTCTAAAGAACGATATGCTACTATAACCGGAACACCATTCACAAAAGGAAGACAAACCGAAGAAACGACAGTGATTTTCGATGTACCGTCAGCGAAAGGTATAGATGATAAATCTCATCCAATCGAGCCGGTGACGGTCGGCAATGTTAATATAATAAATACAAACACTGTTTTAAGTGCTCCTCCTCAGATTCAAGTAGATTTTTCGGCTGGTGGTGGAGGGGGGTGTTTGCTAGCAGGAACTAAAATATTGATGGCAAACGGTGATAGAAAAAATGTTGAAGATGTGACTGTTGGAGATGTTTTATTGAGTGACGAAAGAAAAACGGTGACGGTTTTGAAATTGATGCCCAATAAATACAGAGAATATTATATTATAAATAATAAACTTTTTATAACGCATGAACATCCAATAATGACCATAACCGATGGACAAAAAATTCTTAAAGAAATAGGAAATATAAAAATAAATGACAATTTATGGAAATTTGATGGTACCATAGAAAAGGTTGCATCAATTGAAATAATTACAAAGGATGTAAACACGTATAATTTTATTGTAGATGAACCAAATCTATATATAGCTGAAGATTTTGTGGTACATAATGTTGCTAAAATCAAATTTTAGATAATTATTATGTTGTGAAGAAAACATGAAAAACAAATCGTTGAATAATACTTATACAATAGATTCAAATTAATATATGAGCTATCTTGATAATACAGTTATAGCGGTAGAAGCGGTGCTAACAAAAAAGGGTCGGGAACTTTTAGCAAAAAGTGGACAACTTAATATAACATCATTTGCTTTAGCGGATGACGAAATAGATTATACATTATATCAACCAAATCATCCTAATGGCAGCGCATTTTATGATATCGCTTTAAGAAATACACCTATATTTGAACCGCTATCGGATGAAACACAGGTAATGAAATATAAATTGGTTACATTAAGCCAGGGGGTTTCCTCTATTCCGGTTATAACAATTGCACAAGATAAAATTCTTGTAACAAGAGATTTTACGGGAGACATTATAATATCTCCATCCACCAATCCGGCATATAATTTATCATTGGGATATACAGCAATACTTGGAAACAAAAATGTAGGAGTATTGATAGTAGAAGAAACCAATTCTATAAATTCTATATCTAATACAATACCCACGTTTGCTGGTGATATAAATGTTTCTACGTCACAGTCTGTTGTGGGGAAAAAATTTAGATTTTTGCCTAATAGCAGTTTGGGGAAAACAACGACAACGAATTTAACAATAATAGGAAATGAAAGCGGAGGGAGTACATCAATTGAGGTTACGGTTACTGTACCAACAACTGTAAGTTAATTATTATGATTTTTAAACAATTTAGCGAAGAAGATGTTGTCGCGGGGCGAATAAGTAAAGTTGCGAGCGGATTTTTCCCTGATGGTCAAGCAAGTTGGTCGTCCAGTTTGTTTGTGGATAATTTTACATCATCTGTTAATTCCGTGACGCCTTCTCCCGCATACGGAACGTCTATATATGATATAAGAAAAACAATATATTATGTAGATGTATATCCTAATAAAACATATTATACCAATAATGATCCGTTTTTTGCTATAAGTTATGGAAACATATATGGGCATCTTGGAAGCGGTTCGTTTAATTTGGACACTGGGAGTTTAAAGGTTTTTCCTCCGAAAGCGGTTTATAATCAATATCGGAACATGCTTCTTAATCCCGATGATGATTCGTTTACATTTGTGACTGGAAGTAGCACAGCGGGTTTATCTACAAATACTCCTCAAGATATATTTGTTATGTCGTTTTCGACGCATAAAATGAAGGATAAAATTGATCAAGGTGCTTTCGAAGTATCTTTGTCAGGATCCAGAGGAAAATTTACTTATATTGATGATTCTCCCTATCAATCACAAAATTCATTAGTTTATAATTTAATTACGGGGTCTTTAACATCTCCTCCAGCATCGTCTGATGTAAAATATCATGGAATAGGATTAATATATCCCAATAATGGAGTCGTGGTATTTAATGCTCATAAAGTGAATGAATATATCGGATTGG